TTGACTTTAATACGCTTACCTTGATCCACACCTTCGCATACCAAAGCACCCAATTTACCAACATTACGTCCAGTGCCTTCTTCTAAATCAACTACTTTTAAATCAACAGTAATAACAGGTTTCCACTTTAACCATTGTGTGCTACGTTTACATTCATATGATCCATAACGATCTTTGATCATTACACCTTCGTATCCATCTTTGACACACTGTCTAGCATAGTCTTTCATTTGTTGATGTCCTTTGTCAGTGTTTAGATCAACAATTAACGGTGCTTCAACAACATCAATATTGTTTACGTGTTTTAGTTTTTCTTTGATTGCCATTAAGAATTCGTAACGATTATCTAACACTTGATTTGATATACCTTTCTTAAAATCATCAAACATCAAATAGTCAAACACGTGGTATACACAGTCATCTGTCTGTACATTTTGTTTACGTTGTGCTTGTCGCATAAGACTTTGAAAGTCTTCGCTCATTATCTCACCATCCAACACAATAGGTTCATACTGATAAGGTAGTGCTTTGTAAAACACATCTCTTACCATACGCAAACTACGTTCAACTTCTTTAAAGTTTTCCAATGGTTTACCGTTACGTGAATACAAATTAACTTCTGTGTGATCCATGATTGCTATACAACGTACACCATCCAGTTTCTTTTGTACAAACTTCTCACCCACGAGTTTCTTTTCGTGTTTCTTTGAATCACTTGCTAACATACATTCGAATGTTGGTATTTCGTAATCTGTGCCTTTTAGTATTTTGTTAAATGTTTTTGCTGTGGCACCAATACGTAAATCTTTCATTAGTGTTGGGCGTAACAGTTTGTTCCATAGTTCACTGTCGTATTCATCACTGGTAGCATTTGTTTGACATATTGCGTTATGACCTGTGATACGTCTGTTACTTAAATCATCTAAGTGATACCAAAAGTATTCCATATTGTTTTTGGCACCAGTTATATTTTCTGTTTCACAAGTATTCTTTGTGTAGTAATTGACAAAGGGATCGTATGCTCGTTTGGCACATTCTAAAAAATCACAAGCCGTTTTATCACCTAACTTACAGGCAGTGTAGGCTTCGCCTATGGTTTTTTCTTTGTGTAAACGACTGTTAGATTCGTTGATCCTATCTATCCATTGGTAGGGCATAGTTATCCTGCATAAACACTAGGCGAACCGCTAGTCATAGCACCTGCATCAGCACTATCACCTACCCTCCCAACGGCGATTCCTTGAATAAAAACTGAACTTGAACCTGCATTGAGGTTTGCTACGTGTGGAGCACACGGTGGACTTGGCGGAAATGGATGAGATACAGTTGGTGCTCCTACGACAATAATATTGATACTGTCTGCTTTTACTGATCCATCTGTGTTAGAACTAGCAATAGTAGTACTACCAGTACAACCGTGTCCTGTTGATAAACTGTCCCCCACTCTACTGACTGCTGGCATCCTCTCTTTCCTTGCGTCGATTAATGATATCTTGTTTCATTTCTTCTATTGCTTTCTTATACGAAACTTTGATATGATCTTCCACTTCTGCAATTAAACAAATATTATTAGTATTTAGTTCCATTGCTTTTGAATAGTCTCCAGCAATCATTCCAGGTAATGTATCTGGACCTTGTGCTGTTAATGTAATTGTTAATGGATTAACAATATCATAAAAATTAACATCTACATCTGTTACTTCAGCAAGTATTTCTTCTCCGCTGACTAACTTAAAACTGTAAACTTGATCTTTAAAGATTTGCATTATCTAGATGCTGACATATGTTCAACAATTGACTTTAATGTTTCTTCTGGTACTGCTTTAAGTCCATCAAAACCACCTTCGACTAACAAATCTTCGCCAACATATAATTGTGGAACAGTTCTGTGTCCATTGCCTACAACAAAATCTCTTGCTTGTGAATCGATATCAATACGTCTTTCTTTGTATTCCATTCCGTAAGATTCCAATAGTTGTTTTGCTCTATCACAAAACGGACATCCTTCTTTACTGTAGACTGTTATCATAGTGTTAATCCTTTAAATGTATCTTCTGTGACATCCTGCTTTACACCGCCAATCACATAACTTGTTATTTCAGTTTCTTGTGGGGCAACTTGTACATCACCACCCGAAATCCATTTTTGTGTCCAAGGTAATGGATCACTTGTAACTTCGTATGGACAATCTAAACCAACTTGTTTCATACGACGTTTTGCTAAGTATTCAATGTACTCACCGAGTAGTACTTCATTCAATCCAATAATAGAACCATCTTTAAATAGATATTTTGCCCATTCCTTTTCTTGTTCAACTGCACCCAAATACAATGCTGTTGCCTCTTCGCGGCACTCTTCAGCAATCTTGGCAAAGTCCGGATCATCTTTTGGTAATAACTTGATAGTTGTTTGTGTGAAACCCAAATGTAAGTTTTCATCACGAGCAATCAGTTTAATAATCTTAGCATTACCTTCCATTTTCTTAAGTTCTGCAAATGCCCAACTACAAGCAAACGATGTATAAAAACGAATACCTTCTAAAATGTTTACACTGAGTAATGCCATATACAACTTTTTCTTAAATGTGTAAGCATCAATCTCTATAGTTTTACCATTTACTTTGTGTGTTCCGTAACCAAGTAATTGATAGTAGTTTGAATATTCAATTAGTTCATCATAGTAACGACTTACATCAACACCGCAGTTGACAATCTCTTCAATATCTGTCATGTTGTCAAATACCTTAGAAGGATCAGAATAAATGTTTCTAATAATATGTGTGTAACTTCTACTGTGTACAGTTTCGTTAAAACTCCATAACTGAATCCAAGCCTCAATCTCTGGAAGACTTGCTATCGGTAAAAACGCAAGACTAGGAGAACGTCCTTGTACCGAATCTAATAGAATTTGTCTTTTTAAATTAGAAGTAAAGATGTGTTGTTCGTGTTCGTCTAAGTTTTTGAAATCTTTGATATCACGTGTAACATCCACTTCTTCCGGTCTCCAAAAGAAGCCCATTTGCTTGTCAGTAAGTTTATCAATCTTTTCATATTTAAGTGTCTCAAAACGTTGAAATCCCAGATCGCCATTGGGATCTAAAAACATAGGCGAGTCAATGTGACTCTTCTCTTTACTAAAATTAATTACAGACATATATCTCCTCTAGATTTTGCATGAATCACAGTCTTCCTCGTCGTCTACCTTGACTTCACCTGCCCCATCATAAGTTTGGAAGTAATACAATTGCTTACCCCCGTACTTGTAAAAATTAACTATATCTTGTAGCATCTTACTCATAGGAATTTTTTCATCCTCGTAATGCATTGGATTGTATGAAGTGTTTACACTGATGCCCTGATCAATATACTTTTGTAACACTGCCATAATTTTTAAGTATCCGTCTGGACCTTTTTGATCCCAAAGTAATTCGTATTTGTTTTTTAAGTGTCTAAATTCTGGAACCACTTGTGCCATTACTCCGTCTTTACTTTGTTTAATACTTACGTAACTACGTGGCGGTTCAACGCCGTTAGTACTATTACTTATTTGTGCAGACGTTTCTGCTGGCATTAACGCCATCAAAGTAGAATTTCTAATTCCGTATTCTTTTAAATCTTTGCGTAATCCTTTCCAATCAACTTTGTCTTTGTGTTTTACTAATTCGTCTACCGCTTTCTTGTATGTATCTACAGGTAGAATTCCATCACTGTATTTGGTTTCAAAGTTACCAGGGCAACATCCAAACTCTTTTGCTAGGTCATTACTTGCTTTAATCAAGTAATAACTCCAATGCTGTGCCCAAGTGTCTACTAAATCTAAAGCAGAATCTTGTGTATATCCTGTGTCGTGTTTTGCTAAAAAGTACGCCAAGTTAATAATTCCGATACCAATCGGTCTACGTTTCTGTGTTGCCATTTCGGCCGCAAGTACTGGATACCTTTGATAACTTAGCAATGCATCTAATCCACGTACTGCTAAGTCACAAGCAGATTCCATATCTTCTGGGTTTTTAAAGGCACCCCAATTGATAGCACTCAATGTACACAAAGCAATCTCACCTTCTGGATCGTCAAACTTGTTTAACGGTTTAGTAGGTAAATCAATTTCGCAACACAAGTTACTCATCTTAATTGGTGCTAGTTCTTGTTTGAAACTACTGTGTTCGTTGGCATTGTCTACGTTCATTAAGTAAACACGTCCAGTGTCTTTACGCTCTTGCATAAATGCTGAGAACAATTCTTGTGCTGGTACTGTTTTCTTTCTAATAGAATAAGCACGTTCATACTTTTCGTATAGTTCTTTAAACTTGTCTTGATCAGCATAGAATGCCTCATATAAATCTGGAACATCGTGTGGAGAGAACAATGTGATATCGCCACCTGCAATAAGTCTTTCATACATTAACTTATTAAACTGTACACCGTAGTCTAGTGTTCTAATACGTGTTTCTTCAGTACCTTTGTTGTTTTTAAGTACCAACATATCTTCCACTTCCAAGTGCCAAATAGGATAGTACAAAGTTGCGGCACCACCACGAACACCACCTTGTGAGCAAGACTTAACTGCTGTAGCAAAGTGTTTGTAAAATGGAATTACTCCAGTGTGATATGCATCGCCACTTCTAATAGGTGAGTTTAATGCTCTAATACGACCAGCACCTAGCCCAATACCTGCCTTTTGTGATACATACTTAACAACAGCACTTGATGTTGCGTTGATAGAATCTAAACTGTCATCAGTTTCAACAAGTACGCAACTACTAAACTGTCTCTGTGGAGTTCTAACACCTGCCATAACTGGTGTTGGTAAACTGATTTGATGTGTCGAAATTGCATCGTAATAGTCCTTGACCCAATGTAGTCTGTGTTTGACACCTTTCTTAGGATAATGTGCAAATAGTGTTGCGGCTATTAACGCATAGCAAACCTGAGGAGTCTCAAATATTTCCTTTGTAACCCTGTTTTGACATAGATACTTGCCACGCATCTGTTCCATTGCAACATAAGTGAATTCTTCATCTCTTTGATGTTTAACAAAGTTGTTGATATAATTCCATTCGTCTTGTGTGTAGGAATCCAGTAATTCAGGATCGTAGAAACCACGATTAACATTACCAACAACAATGTCATATATATGACAAGGATCAAATTTTCCATAAACCTCTTTCCTTAATCCATAGTTAATTAATCTACCAGCAACGTATTGATAATTTGGTGTGTCTTCTGTGATTAAATCAGCCGCCGCTTTAATAAGTGTTTCTTGTATGTCTTTAGTTGTTATTCCGTTGTAAAACTGTAAATGTGATTTAAGTTCTACTTGTGATGCACTTACTCCTGTTATTCCTTCTGTTGCCCAAAATACAACTCGGTGCATTTTTTCTAGGTTAAGTTCCTCTTTATTACCATTTCTCTTCGTTACTATTATTGACATAATCCTTATTACTTTTGGGTGACTGTTTATAATTATGACAAATTATAAAAGTTCTACAAAAATGGACTTGTAATTTTTAACCTTAAAATGCAAAAAGGTTTAGGTAATTTAACCTTTTTAATATAAACGTTGGATACTAAAACTGATTGTTGCGTCTTGCCCAGTACTTGAAGTTGTATATTGTAAAGTTACATCGTTTGAAGATTGTGTAGCACTTAACACAATACCACTTGCTGAATTTTCTTCGTAATCTTCACTGTATGTTAGCGACGAACTTCCATCTCCGCATACACGCATTGTACCTGTTCTGTATATACCATCACGTTTGATACTGTAGTTGACATTAAAGTTTGCCAAGTTATTGGTTGTGTGTTGATTATCCAATGATATAGTAGCAAATGTTGTAGCACTACTTGTATTATCAGTTAATGTTGCTGTCTTTCCAGAATCAATAGCAAGTGTACCCAACTGTATCTGATATCCACCATCAAACCCAATACTTTGTTCTTCATTTAAATAGATACGTTGAAAGTCTGCATTGTCTGTGTCGTTTCTTTCAAACATATCACCAACACAAACGTTGTTAGCAGTGTCGATATCAATGATTGTTGATGTGGCATTACCACTGCCATTAAATTGGTTACCTACATCATAGAAAATATTAAATGCTGATACGTTTTTTGAAACACTCAACATCTCAATGCCTTGACTGTGAATGTCATCAAACAAACATTGTTGAATACGTGTACCTGTAGGACCTGAATGTCCACTAGGTAATGTACCGTCTCCTAACACAACACCTTTGTAGTGTACTGAAATTTTACTATTAGAGATAGTTACACTGTCTGAATCGTATTTTGAATGGTATCCAAATCCAGTTCCTTCTGTTGTAATGTTATTTAATGTAACATTTTTAACTGGAAGTAATGTAGTGCTTAAAACTCTTATACAAGCCTCTGAATCACTTGCTGAAATACCGGCAGTTGTTAATGGACCTTTAAACATTACACCATCAAAATGACTGTTGACAGTACTCTCTAATAAAAATACATCTTGATCTTCCACAGTTTCAAATCCAACATTAAGTATTTGAATGTCTGTTGGTACTGTTGCACCATTGTTTGTTATGTTTGCACCAACTTGTCCTAGACTATCTGCTGTTCTAAAAGCATAAGTGTCTACTGTACCGCTTGTGTTATATTTAATAACTGAACTACGAGCACCCTCGCCCCATAATTTAGCATATGCTGGAATTTTAATTGTGCTTGAAACAATATATGTACCTGCCGGAAAGAATAAACTACGTCTTACTCTGGGATTGGTTTGTTGTATAAACAGTTGATCTAACGCACGTTGTATTGCCGCAGTATCATCAGTTGATCCATCACCTGTTGCACCAAAATCTTTAACACTAGCAAAGTCATCAAACTTTTGTTGTAGTGTTCTAGTAGTTGGATTATTAGTATCAACACCTGTTTGTACTGTGTATCCTGCATCAGTACCTTTGTATGTGTAACTTGTGGCAATTTCAAGTATATCACTGTACTCTGTGAGAATCTCTGTGTTTCCTACTGCTGGAGCACCTTCGGCAACTTTGCCGTTTCCAATATATAGTTTTCTTTGATCTAATGCCCAACCTAATTCAGCACCTGCTAATTGTGGTAAATTTTCGTTGAGACCTTTACGATGTGTGATACGAGAAATTTGTGTGATTGCCATAGTTAAATATCATTAATTTGTATTTAACTATTTATGCCAACTCCATCTCATAGTATTGTTCTACTC